GTAAACTAAATTTTTTGGTGTCTTTAAATGATTACCTAGTTTTTGTATTAATTCGTTTCTATAATTATAATAAAAATCTTTTGAGAAAAATTCTAGTCTATCTTTTTTAAACTCTCTTGCGATATTTGCGAACACAGCCCTTGATGCACTTTCTGATGGTTTCTCATTTTTAATATTAACTTTCTTTAGTGCGGCCTGTGCATTCTTGGCACCTGTAGGTACTTTCTTTGAAGCATTTTCCCATGCGTCATCCATAACTTTTACTATCGCATTTTGTTGAACTTTGTTTCCAAGTTTTCCAAAAAATGCAAAGAGGTTGGTATTTATTTTTGGTGTTACATCTTTACCTGCCGCAATCTTATTTGAATAACCCACAAAGTTTTCATTATCAATTTGTATAATTACATCAGATGGATTTTTACTACCGATTCCTGCAGGTTTACCTCTTGGTGTCCAGTATAGTTTTTTCCAGTTTCCTAAATCTTTTTTTACTGCACGTGAGTTTTGATAACCAATGTTAATATCTCTTTCTGCTGTTTCATCTCTATCTAATAGTTCTCTAAGAGTATCATAGTTTACTTCAACTTCTTCACCAGTAAAAACTTTAGTTCCACCAGTCATACCACCTATGTCTGACATAAATTGTTTAGCATCTTTAAACTTTGGGTGTGCGAGAAAGTATACTGTAAGAAACTCATTTACATTTGATGATGCAGTAGAATCTTTTCTCTGTTTCATCCCTCTATGTGATAACACATATTTTTTAGGTACTGTTATATACAGTCTAGTTTCTTCTTCTTTTTTATCTTTTAATAATACTATCTGAAAATGAAACTTTCCACCAAAATTGTTTATTAGTGTACCAGAACCTTTATCAACATTTTTAAATAAGATTTCATCCCAATCTAAATCTTTACCTTGAATCAGTTCATCAACTGTATCAATTACATCTTTGTGCATTGTATAGTAAGGATTAAAAACTCCTCTTTGTTGATAGTCGGGAGAGATTGTAAGTTCTCGTAAAGTTGTAGATTTTAATTGGTTCAGTGCGTTTTTTACACTAATCATCAATTTCTCCATTCAAAATATAAATTATAAAGTTTTACTAATATTTATAACAACTAAACTTTGAAATCTTCATATTTACCATGTGTAATTGTAGGTTTGAAAGAATTATTCGATTCCGTTTCATTATCAACTAAATCTGTCTGTGCGACCTGTTCTACATCATAGAGTTTCATTTTCGCTCTATCAATACCAACTACAAATCTTTTATTGGTTGTAGGGTCATTGTATCTATTTTTTAATTGTTTTACAAGTATTTGATTTAATCCTTCTAGTTCTTCTGTTGATATCAATGCGAACATCAAATCAGCAGTCGCTGGTAGACCAAAACTCTCTGAAGTATCTGTAAGGTCTATATCTGTATTAGAGAATCCACCTCTTGTTGTTTGTGTTGCGGTCACTATTGGAATATTCATCTCAACTGCGAATCCACGAAGTTCTTCTGCGATAGCCTTTACATAACTGTAAGAGTTTATATTAGAGGCGTTTTTAAATCTTGATGTAGTACAGATGTTTAGATAATCAATAAAAATTATATCTGGTTTAAAACTTTTCTTTAGTGCGAGTTCTTTTGTTAGCGCACGAAAGTGACCAACATGAGCAGATGCGGTTGGATATTCTTTAATAACTAATTGTCCATTAGTCTTTTCAGATATTCTTTTAATTCTATCTTTGTACATTAGTTCTGGTAAGTCATGTAAATCTTCCATAGAAACACTCATCATGTTTGCGTCTATTCTTTCTGCGATTCTTTCCTCTGCCATTTCTAATGTAATGTATAATACATTTTTATGTTGTAGTAAACAATTCGCAGACATATGACACATGAATAATGATTTACCAACACCTGTTCCCGCAAGTGCGACATTTAAAGTTTTAGGTGGTAATCCACCTTTTGTAATTTTATTAAAAAATTCTAAATCAAAAGGTATTCTTTTTTCGATACGATTATAAAATTCAAATCTTGATTCTGCGTCACCAATATAATCATGACCTATCGCATTATCAAAACTAACTGCGAGTGCGTCAGTTAGAATAGATGGAATAGAATCTGGTGTTCTTTTATCATTATCTTTTCCATCGATGATACCAATACCTTCAACTATGGCATTATATATCGCCTTATCTTTACAAAACTTTTCTGTAGTGTCACACAACCAATCGTAATTATCATTGTTGGTATCACTATTACTATCAATATTAATATTATTGAGAGTTTCAGTAGTTTTTCTAAAATCTTGTTCATTCAATGACTTCCTGTTTTGTAATTCTATTTGTAAAGTTTCAATAGTAGGTAATTTGTTATACTTGTCCACAAACTTATTAATCTCATCAAAGACAATCTTTTCATGTCTATCTGTAAAGTAATCTTCTTTTAAAAAAGGTAAAACTTTTCGAGTATAATCTTCATTACTAACTAAGTTCTTTAATATTGTTTGTTCAATCGTTGGCATTCTTTGTATCACCATTTAAAATTATATCTTGTAAAATACTACCAATAAGTTGAAAGAATTCATCTCCAAACTTATCTCTGTCTAATCCATTTGAATCCATAATCTCCCACTCAAACTGCCACGGCAGACTACCATCTGGTAAGACATCTTCTTCTTTAGGAATTGTAACTTTACCATATCGATAAACAACACCTTCGTATTCTTCACAATGATGTGTTAAACCAATACAAGTCCAGTTCTGGTCTTTATTAGTTACATACTTATAGTATATCTTTATATTGTCATATTGTATTTTTTTCATTATTATTATAGTACACTAATTCTTTATGTTTGTCAAGATTTAATGTATATTTTCATTTAGACCATTTAGTAAGACTTCTATCTCATCATCACTAAAATAACTATTAGGCATTTTCTCAACGAAAGTCCAATCTTCTTCTATATCATATGTAACAAAAAAAGAAATAACCTCTTGTTCATAATCTACTATTAAATCACTATCTGGAAATTCTTCTAGTTCGTGAGAATTTCTATGTATTTTCACTTCATATACTGGTTGCGATTCCTCGATGTATTCCTCTTGAGTGTCCTCATCAAAGTTAGTCGCAAATTCATAAAAACTAATATCAACACCTTTTGGTGTTTCCTCAGTATCATAATAATGTCTAATCCAGTCTTCTAGTATATCTTCTACACTACTCAATGCCATATTTAAATTCCTTTTGCGCAACCTCATCCAGTTGACTTAAAATGTCTTTAGTAAAATATTTTTCTGGTTCTGTCAATATAGTTTTACCATATTGTTTTGTCCCATCTGGTAGTTCTATCCTAGTAGATACTTGTTTAAAAATACCATACTTTACTGCGAGTTCTAATAAACCATAATATTTGTCTAATCCTTTTTCAAAATTTATTCGAACATCAACTGAAGTGTTTTCTTTTGTAATTCTTGATTTTTGATTTTTACAAGTAACAATGTTACCAACAACTTGTGTTCCATCTTTATCTTTTTTCTTTGATAGATAGATGATACTAGAGGCGGCATACTTTAGTCCACTACCACCACCCATTTCTTTCATTGGAACATAAGAACCAACAACTTCATATGTGTGGTTAGTGATAACCATTGGTACTTTCGCACGACCTAATTTAAGTGTAAGAACACGAAATGCCGCTTTGATAATTTGAGCTCTTGTCATATCACGAGTTTCTTTTCCATCAGAAGTATCTTCTACTTCTTTTGTTGTAGATAACATTCCAAGAGAATCTAATGCGACAAACAAAGGTTTTCTTTCTCCAGATGATTGTTCTAAGTAAGAATCTAAAAGTTTAAGTGATTGTGTTCTAAATTCTTGTACTGTTGTAACTGGAACAATAACCATTCTTTTTGAATCAATTCCTCTATCCTCAATCATTGTTTTAGTTAACGCAGATTCAGATTCAAAATAGATAACTCCACCTTCTGGATTTGCGTCTAAGAAATGTTTGACCATTCCTAATAAAAAGAATGTTTTACCTGTCGCAGACTCACCTGCAATCGCTGTAATTTTATTCGCTGGTAATCCACCATGTATAGAACCAGATAATAATCCATTCAATGCGTATGAACCTGTATCAATAAATGATTCGATATCACCTGCTTCTACTCCATCGGCGACTATACTTGCGTATTCGTTACCAGTATCTTTTATTATTTTTTTTAAAAAGTCCATACTTATATTTTCCTACATATTATTTTTCTTATCTTGAATCTCAGCTCTTCTTACCTTTGCAAGTTTTGTTATATTTGTTAATGATTTTCTTGCACGAGCCGCTGCCTGTTTTACAGACTTCTCTTCAAATTTTTCACTATCTTCTATATATTCTTCAAACAACTTTACGAGTTGTTCATGTGTTGATAGTTCTTTTGGTTCGCCTTCTGCTATCCAACCCATTATTTTTCTCCTTGTGGATAAAGTATTTTCTTTAGATTAGGTTCTCTAAAGTTTTTACCTTTTAATACTTTTCCATCTTTACGATATATTGGTTTTCCATTTTCATCTAATTTAGACATATTACTTTCATGTACTTCTGTAAAACATCTATCAAGTGGAATTCCAAATGCGTGTCCTGCGCCATAGACTACATAAAGTAAATCTGTTAACGCATCTGCGACACCAACCATATCTTGGTCATCAACTGATTCTACCAGTTCTTGAAATTCTTCACCAATTAAATCAAGTCTAAGTTGTCGAGTATCTTTATCTGGCCACTCTGGTGGAAATGCGTCACTCTTTACTTCTTGACCAAATGCCTTCATAAATTCTTTTACTTTTATAAAATTTGTTCTTCCATTTGCCATGTTTATTTTACCAGTTCTATATTAGATTCGGGGGTAAGTATACTAGACATTTTTTCATTATAACTGTTAGTTATTTCTTTGATTGTTTTTACAATGTATAGTATGTTAGTTTTTTTAATGGATAGGTTCTCATCAACCGCTTCTCCAGTTAATGTTATCGCTGGGGAAAACGCAACACCTTTCTCAGTCGCCTGACATAACATAGGTCTGTTCACAACAACACCACCACCATCTTCATTCACTAATTTACCAATTAGTTCCATACCATTACTAAACATAATTGTAATGACATCACTTTCTTTATATTGCATAATAAAACTCCATAATTTAATTTTTATCTCTTAACTATACCTTATATATAAAGGTTTGTCAAGGGGTATCTAAAAAAACTCATCAAGTGTAAGTTGTGTTCCATAACTTCTATCAATAGTCCATCCAATCTTATTGGTTATGAATGCGAGTGGTTCGACAAACGCCTTTTCGAATTGTGTATCATAATCTAATAAGGCTTTCATATCAAACTCTTTTGGTAACTTTGTAAAAAATGATATTACATTAGACTGATAAAAGTTAGGTTGTCTTAACTGGATAAATTTAATTTTATCTCCTTCCTGTATTAAAGGATATTTGTTTTGTAATCTTTTCTCTTTCAATAAATGATTATATAATATTGAACCTTTTACATGAATAGGTGTTCCTTTTTTAAACATAGAAGTACTACCAGTAAACTTCTTTACACCATTTACAGAACGAGGATATGCGATATCCTCTGGAGATAATTTTAAAAACTGTTCTCTAAAGTTTTGAATAAAATCATTAATATCTTTTTCTGTACCAGTCATCATTAACTTTAACGCCTCTTTAATCTTTGTACGACAAGACGCAGGGGTTGATGATTTAACAGCCTCGATACCCATTATTTTAAGTTTAGGTTCACTATATGTAACACCTTCACTATCCCAAACATTTAGAATATATCTTTTCTTCGCAGTCCATATTCCTTTATCAGCGATAACTTCTCTTTTCATTACCATCTTTTGTGAATATGCATGTGTATAGTTTGCGAGTTCTTGATAACTTTTTTCAATAAAAGGTTCTATTTGTTGAGTTGCCGCTTTGTCTAAAAAGTCAATAATCTTTTTTATATCTGTTTGGTCTGAAAATAATTTAGATACAAGTTTATCAAGAGTAATGTAAATACTATCAGTATCAACTGCGAGTATATAATCTTCATTTTTAGTTTTTAAAATATTATTTAAATATTCATTAACTTTATTTTCTATCCAACGAATCGCAAGTTGTCCAGATGTTGTAATCGCTTCTGCGTTTAGAATATCGTAATATCTAAACCACTCATTTCCAATCGCACCATACGCACTGTTCAAAGAAATCTTTTGTGCCATCTGTTTAGTATTGTATCTTGAGTTTAATGTTAAAAACTTTTTATCTTTTGTTTTCTCATATTGTCTTTGTGCGTCTAATGCTTTCTTCTTATAGATAACTCTGTCATTATAAATCTTCTCCATTAACTCTGGAAGAAAACCTTTTACATCTGTTCTATATACTGCGCCGTTTGGAGTAATAGTTTGATTATTTAAAAAAGAAGTATCAAATTCTTTTTCAAGAAACTTGTCAACATTTACACCATCTACTTTTTTATTCTTTAATAAAGTTTCTGGAGATATGTTGTACTGCATAATCAAATGTGGATATAGACTATTTAAGTCAAAAGATAAAACCCACTTATGTAATCCAATCTGTGGTTCTTTTACATATGCGCCTTCATATCTATATGACTTTTCATGTTTAGTTTTCTGTGGTATAACAATATTCTTTT